CGGCTGAAGCTCACCCGCCAGCAATCGGCTTAAATGACGGGCGGAAACGCCCATAGCAGCAGCTATTTCTTTGTAGGTAAGACCATATCCGGCTACGATCATCCGCAAATCAAGATTTCTCATTTCGTCACCTCCTGCATATCTATATATGGACATTGTAAGGACGAAAAAGTATAATTTAAAGCAACTATAACTGTCTGTTTATATGGGTTTTTGAAAGGAAAGTGCCATGATATTACACCAAGCGCAAAATGAAATATTTGGTGAGCGGTTAAAGACATTAAGGAAAAAGCGGTTTCGCACTCAGGAAGTTTTTGCGGAAGCGATGGACGTAAGCGTGAATAGTGTTAAGAAATGGGAAAGCGGAAGAGTGTTACCAGAAACAGAACACTTGCTCCAGATCTCGGAACTGCTGGATTGTGACCTCGACTATCTCGTCGGAAGGATTGACTGTAAGACTCACAGCGTCCAGGACATCAGCGGCCACACAGGATTGTCAGAGAAGGCTATAGGAATACTTCATGAATGGAACCGCCTTCCTGGCGGAATGCTTCTTGTTTGGACATTAAGCGCACTTATTGAGCAAAAGAATCATTTCGGCGCTGTCCTGTCCTGTGCCTGGAACTATTTTCATCCGCCAGTCACAGCAAAAGCAAATTCTGAAAACATAATCGTCATTGATACCGGCCACACAATACCATCAGCACAGGAATCCTCGCTGTTTATGTCATCTAACAATCTTGTGAACTGCATCAAAGAAGCCGGAAAGAAGTATCAAAAATAACGTAATGAATAACAGTATCAAAACAAAAGACACCGGACGCCATTTCTTCAATGGTTTCCAGTGTCTTTTTTGACGGTCGTTAAAATTGAACAGAAGGCCTTCTGCAGGCATCCCGCCATCACGGTTTTCTGGAAGGCCTTCTTCTGGCCTTCCTTCAAAACATCTGATACAGACTTCTGCAGGCCTTCCAGGAAGCATAGTAGGCCGCCTGCAGGCCTTCTAAATGGTGCGGAAGTCCTTCTTCTGGCCTTCTAAAGAGTACAGAAGGCCATCATACGGCCTTCTATTCTGCCTATAATGCCAGTTTCTGGCATGCCTCGCCACTGTTACGAGCAAATGTGTAACATTTGCGTATCTTGCAATGGTGACCTCGACGAAAAAAGAGAAGAACAGGCCGTCCTTCTCTTCGTGAAGTATCAACCCAGGTCAAACAAGCTCATCTGACCAGGCAGCACATCGTCATTTCTATATTTGGGCATCGGCGGAAGTATTCCTTCACGCTTGCACCTCTCCATTACCTCATAGCCGTTACGATCCCATATTACCAGATTAAAGCCTACTATCTTGCGCCCACGCTTTACGTTGTTCACGATGATCTTCCATCCGGAACAGTCTTCCATGCCTTTATACCTGGTAGCTGATTCTATGTCTTGAATAGCCGGAAGAAGAACTTTATGCTTCAAGTGCCCGACTTGGTCATAGGTTTTTTTCTTGTCTGTTCCGGTCGCCTTCCGGATCTCTTCAAGATCCATCTGTATACTTATCGAGACATCTGCGTGTGGCTTGTGGTTCATCATCTTCTCACAAATCAATTCATACAAACGGATTGCATACTTTGATTTCATCATTAAAACTGATGATATCGGTATTTGCGTGAACCTACTACCCAACCGCAACACTAAGTCAGCCATTTCTTCATGAAGTTTTATTGTCAGTATTCCTGTGCTTGACTCATATTCACATGATTCGAACATGTGCTTCATCTTCCAGCTTTGGCCAGGGCTTCCCCCGCCATACTTCAAGACCATCTGCATCATATTCAGACACATAAACTCTGTATCTTTGTAAATATTGGAGCTGTCAATATCTAACGCTTTTGCCAAATCTGAAACCTTGAAATCATAGGAATATAATTCTGTATCGTTCATCCGACACTGAGCGATAACCAAGCGAAACAATTTCATGGTTTTTAAATCCATCTTCTCCGGATGAATTGCCTTCACGAAATCATTTCTCACAGATACTTTATTCTTTTGCTCGATATCATAATCTGCAGCACGTTTCATTGCGAAACACCCCCTTCCAGAATACCTTATCAAACTATCACTATTTTGTAAAGAAGGTGATAGTTTGCTGTAAAAAGGTGATAGTTCACTGTAAAAAGGTGATAGTTCACTGTAAAAAGGTGATAGTTTAAGGCCAGTTTTGCCCGTAAATAAAGGATTCTTCCCCCTAAACGTATTAAACGTATTTAAACGCTGGTTATGCGAAAATCCACCCGTACAGAATATTCATCAAATGACGAACAAAACCGTCACCGGATTTATACCTAGTGACAATTGGGTGTAAAAAGGTGACAGTTAGATGTAAAATGGTGACAGATAAACCCTGATCTGGCCCGTAAATAAAGGATTCTTCCCCTTAAACGTATTAAACGCAGACTATAACGATCATCAAACATTCCGGAAGCTCACTTTATCTTTTTCTTTATCCTTATCTTTTTCTTTTTCTTTTACTTTAGGTTATGGACATAGAATCCAATGGTTATGAATATCAAAACCACTGGATTTTCATTCCCGCTTCCGGTAGAAGCCAAATATAGATCGAGTGAAGGATTGCGCTTCCTTCGTTGCTTCGTCTCGTTCTTTCCGAAGATCGTCTATCGTCTGCCGGTCAACGTCCGCCTGGATCCTGAGGCTGGCAGCTTCTTCCCTGGCGGTTCGAACCTCTTCAAGCAGTGCTTCGTGTTCAGCACGTTCCATCAGCGTTTTTCTGCTCTCTTCTTGCAAGGCGATGATCCGGTCTTGTGCCTTCAGACGCTCTTCCTGTGACTCCATGACCTTCTTCTGCATTTCAACGAGCTGACCACGCAGCTTCTCGACCTCTGCAGTCAGCTTGTCAATCTTGTCCTGCTGATTCTCCGTTACCAGAATAATAGGGCTGTCCCTTCTTCTTTGCGAAAGGAACTCCACGGCATAATCATCAAGGTACTGTGTCCGATTCTTGACGGTTATATGTTGTTTCAACTGGCTGTTGTATTTGCTTACCTGTCGCCTTACAGCTTCGTAAGAAATGCCCTTGCTATCAGCATATTCTTTGATCGTCATCATGACCTACACCCCCATTCACAACCATGTTGTGACACAACAATGTTCTGCAAGCTATTCTACATCGTTGTACTGGCGGAATAAAGCACTTTAGAAAGTAACTATCTGGATAGTAACTATCCAAGAAATAACAGTCTACATAGTTACTATACATGACGGTATGCTCTGTAACGCTCGATTTTGCCCCTTAAACGGCTTCACGCCATTTAAGGCATAAAATATCCGGAGACCTTAATTTCTTCGATCTCCGGACGTTTCAGAGGGTTATTTCTTGCTCTGCTGATATATCTTGTTGTAGGCTGCTTCTATGTCTTCTTTCAGCTGTTCGGGCCTATAATGTAAATGATCCGCTATTCGCCGGATGATGTAATCATCACCCTGGACAGCCTTCAACGCAGTGACCAGTCTTTTACTTCCGTTTTCCAGCTCATACATCCGTTTCACCCTCTTTCATAGCAAGATAAAGATGATCCATAGCCATATTGAAAAGAGTCTGCGCGTGCTCATAGTCGAGCAACAGTTCTGCACAATTGGTTTCTTTGTGCTTTTCTACACTCCGGTAGAAATAATCGTCCATCACGGTTTCCAGTATTACTATTGCCTTCCTCAGTTCATCATTCATTTTCTTCTTCCATCCTTTCATACTCTTCTTTGGCCCGTTTTAACATCCGGAATAGCCATCGTGTACTGCAGTCGTAACGCTCACAGAGTGCACTGATTGTATATCCGGCTATATAGCGATAATACAGAATGTCTGCATGGTCTGGATCTTCCAGGCGTTCTATCTTGCGTGACAGGCGCAACTTTTCACTAACATACCTGTTGGTGAGCTGCAGCAGTTCGGAATATGCTTTATCATACGCAGCTACAGCGTTTTCAAAGTGAGCACCGTATCTATTAGGGTTGCCACCGGCCCGACCGATACCGCCACCCATTGACAACCTTTTGCCTTCCAGCTCTTCAAGGTCTGTCTGGCGCTCTTTGATCTGCTGTCTATACTCAATTAAGGCTTCAAGGTCAATCATCTTTCATTTCCCGCTTATACTTGTAGTAGGATCCCCGTGCACATCCAATGAGCTTCATTACTTCCGGATCTGACAGCGTTCCTTCGAAGCTCTTCGAATGTTTCCGAATGATTTCCTTTGCTCTGACTGATTTCTTGGTTGTCAGCTTCACCCCCTTCTTCTGACCGATCTGCCTCCAGTCTGGCTTTTCCTTTGCTTTTTCTTCCCCATATTCGAGAATCAGTTCTTCGTTGTGACGCTGTTTTTCTCTGAGTCCTTTGCTAGTCCTTCGGCTGTTGTTGTCAACTTCACTTTGGGATTTCTCGAAAGCAATCCTTATCTGTTTCTCAGCTAAGCGCATCAGATACTCATTCAGTCCTTTTATAAGCGTCTCATCAAGATCCTTGTCACCCGTCTCCGGAGCTTGTGCCACATCACGGAAAACACTTGTGTTTATGTGTGGTTCTGCAATAAAAACCAGATTAACCCCTTTGTTATAAAGTTCCTGATAGATCTGAAAGCCCTCTTCCGCATCCCTGGACATTCTGGAAACCTCATCAAATACCACTGTTTGCCCTGGCTGCAGTGCTTTGATTAGTTTTGTCCATCCAGGACGGTCAAAGTTCCTTCCGGTTGTGCTATCTGTAATGATAACCGCATCCGGATACAGTGAACGTATCTCGTCTATTTGTCTGTCCATGCTCTGCCTCGTAGTGGATACTCTACAATAACCGTAAACCTTCATGAGTGACCTCTCTTTCTGTGGTTCAAATCTGACGTTCGTCATTTTTGACACTTCCAATATACGACACCACAGAAGGGAAGTCAACCACTTTTGATACTTTTTCTAGTTACGTTACTTTTGACACATTATTCCGGTTTGACCGCTTCATTTGAAAGGCTCTGGACGATATTATTACTGAGCCGGTCAAAGTGTCCGCCCTCAGCTCTCCAGACCTTGGCTGTTACTTCGTCAGAGCTGACCGCCTTCATGACCATATCTGCGACCGTATCAAACGCACCAAGCTCATGAGACCCGCCGGAAACCGCCCTGGTATAAAGCGCCCTTACTTCTGGCGATTCCACCTTGTGTTCTTTTGCATAGTCTCCCAGAAGGCGCAACATCGTTGTGTTGTTCTTGTGTTTCTCAACCAGGGCCGCCAGTTCTGGCGCTTTCAGCTGAAGACCAGACTGAAGAAGTGCGATTGTATCAGCGTCAAGCCTGGATCCCGTCGGATCGTAAAATCCGGAAACATGTTCGGCAAAGAGCTGCCGGATCTGGTCAATGCTGCCCTTGGTACGCTTCTGAAGATCCGCAAGCTGTTCTTTGTAACTCTCTTCTGCAGCAAGCCTGTCCGCTTTTGCCCTCGCCCGCTTCAGCTCCGTATCGCCGGATCGTTCAATCTGCTTATAGAATTCATCGTCTTTCTGATGTTTCTGCTTCAGCTCGTCTCGTTCTGCTGCAGCTGAAGCATACAGCTTACGAAGGTCTTCAATATAGCCTGTGAAGCTGCCGTGTCTGTACGCCTTCCCTTTCCCCTGGGTCTGTAATTCCGTTCTGATCTGCTTATAGATTTCAAGACATTTCCTGTGAAGCTCCGGATATGCGCCTGCTACACTGTCGCTTGTGGCATAAAGCGCTATGGTGCTGAAGGGCATTGTCCCCATGTCTGGAACCTCAATTCTTTTATCCGCATACTCTTTATAGACTTCATCAGTTACTTCGATACCGGCTATTGTTTTTTTCACTTCTGTTTCCTTTCTGGCCTCTCTTTTTCTTTCAGGCTTCCTGTCTTCGATGTACTTGATCTTGTGTGTGATATGCCCACCGGCCTGTTGCTCTGTTCTTATTGTTCGCATGTTACACCTCTATATGCTTAATTTCGGCCCGGAACAGTGGCGATAAGCGCTTATTCGTGTCAACCATGGTAAAAAGACTGTTCACGAGTCTTTCCCACATTTCCGGCAAGATTTGACGCTGGCAGAATGGGCAGCGTGGCGGGTTTTCGGCCCGATCCGCTTCCCTGGAATACACCATCCAGGCGTTACCGCATGAACAACATTTGATTTTTAAATATTCCTGCATGAATTTCCTTCCTTTCTACGCTGTTGTTTCACGGCTGAAAATCAGCCGGTTCAATCCGTAAGCGCATGCGTCTATGCTGTGATTGTCTTTATCTGGCAGCTGTGATAGAACCGCCCCCGTTGACCTGTCCACCATGTACGAGTATCGGGAAAACTCCCTGTAGGCGTTTGGTGTGCGTTCCGGATCTATCACAATCTTCTTATGCTGCAACCATCTGATCCGGTACTCGACCGCACCAGGGCGCTTATAACAGGCCTGGGCAATGATCCCGTGACTTCTCATGTCTGTTATGCTCTTAGGCTCTGCAGAATCACATGTGACGGTATACTCGCTGTATCCTCTTTCTTTAATCCAGGCTGCAGCCTGCTCGTTGCTTAAATGAGTCTGATATAGTTCATCCAGAAGATACACAGTATCTTTTTCGTAGGCCATTCGCAGAAAACACAGTGGATCCACTGCGAAACCAAAATCCAGCCCCTGGTAAATCCATTCGAGGTTCTCCAGTTCTTTGTTGGCAATTTTCCGCACTTCCAGATTCGGGAAGACTTCAGATCCGTTACCAACCGGAAGCCCTAGATACTCGTGCTCGTAGGCCTTCAGATTGACGCCCTTCAGCCGTTCAGCTTCGTCTATAAACGGCTGTCCCAGCCATTCAGGCGGAATCTGCAGATAGGTTGTCCGCACGGTCATCGACCGGTCATCCGGCTTATCTATGTACATATTGGCCCAATTTGCGGAACTGATAGGCGGATTGAATGATCTGAAGACCGTGAAGCTCTCCCCGCCACGCATGACTGACTGCTGGATGTTTCGCAGTTCCGGTTCACCTGTGATCTCGGAAAACTCTTCGAACCATAAGAACCGATAGTATCCCTTGACCGGCTTTATTGACTTCAGCTTCTGTGGATCGTCAAGTCCGGTCAGCCGGATTGTCTGCCCTGTCTCAAAAACAAACTGCATCGGCGTGATTGTCGTGTGCCATCGGTCAGAGACTCCCAGAAGATCTATTGCCCACTGGATTTGTGTGAAAACAGATCCTCGCAGCGTGTTAGCATACTTCCTCACCACGAGCGCATTTGAAAGTGGGCACTTCATCACCTGGTCAACGAGCTCCAGCGCTATGTATGATGACTTCCCGCTTCCACGACCGCCTGGAAGGTTATAGAATGTATGCTTGCCTTCCACCACATCCGCATGCAAGGGCTTGTAAACGTCCGCTATATGCTCCGTGATGTCTATTCCGGCTATTTGTTCGCAGAGCTGTCTATAACGCCCCTGTGCCATCTCCAGGGCCTCTATTCGACGTTCTACCGATAATTTCCCCATAGCACCCCCTAAATCGTCTCAGAAACGGATTTAGACGGGTTTTCCAGCGCTTCCAGGCGTTTGATAATGTCCGTTGTCGTGATCCACTCCCGCATCTGGTTCCATTTGACCTGCAGCGCATTTATCTTGACCTGTGGCGTTGTTTCCGGATCGTCTATGATATTCTGCAGCGTCTCCACATCCCCCGTCAGCGTTACAGTCATTTTGTTGACTGCTGCCTTCAGTATCGCTTCCTTGCGCTGTCGTACCACTTCCATGAATTCCGGATCGTTACGGAGCTTATAGGCTTTTGTTTTGCTGATTCCCGCTTCCCGCATTATGTCAGTCATCCGGTAATTGTTCAGAAATGCTGCTATATAGCGTTCATCATAGTCTTTCACTTTCGAACGATCCCCCTTTTGATTGCTCCGGCCGTGACGATCCTTAGCCCCTTTGCTTCCGCCGGTTTTTTGGGCTTCTGTTCCTTCTTTCGTTTCATTGGCAACACCTTCTGTCTAGTTCGGCCAGAATAGCCAGCATGATATCGTGAACGAAGTTTCCTTGTGCTGTGTCTTTATATCTGTCGTTGATCTCGTTTGCGTCTTCGACCACTCCGTCGTAATTTGACGGATAGTGCGCTTCCATGAACCGGTAGACATCAGCAAAAATTCTGAAGTATGGGGTACCCCTCATTCTTTCACCCCCTTGTATAACTGGATCCAGTCATTCAAGGTCATCGTTACGAGCCACTGTGTTCTGTTCTTTCGATGAAACACGACGGGCGCACCGTCTCCGAATTTCTGACTGTCTCTGATTGCCTGCATCATTGCCTTTGTTACGTTAAGAGACTCCACCCTCTTGACTTCCGGATGTATTCCAGGAACACCCACCACATCAGGCGTCCTTCCATAGCTGACCGGCTCCCCTGGTTCCGCTGGGATCCCGTATTCATTCAGCACCCGCACCAGCTCCAGTTCTCCGGATCTGCCTTTCCTCTGTGACTTGATTCCCATGTATAAATTCCTCGTGACGGAGAAAACGGATGTTTTTTTTGACTCGTTGCTATTTTTATAAAAATCACCTGTTTTTTAGGGTTTTTATTTTTTATCTTAAAAAACCTCTGTTTTCTCCGTTTTCTCTGTTTTGGTTATAGTTACTGCATTTATAGACTGTCCAAATCTCTGTTTTTCATCCGTCAAATCTCCGTCAATCGAAGGGTGTATTCCCACCTGGTACTGGCATGAAGCCATTCACGGAGAAACCGACGGAAGTTTTACGGAGATTTTCTCTGTAGATGATCCCCTTGAAACACTCTGCCCCGCCCTTGGTCTTGACCTCTCCGAATCCCTTTGCTTTC